CTCTTGGATAGTAGCAATAAGGCGCAAAGGTATTAGCACGCGTCGGTCGACGGGCACTAAGCTTCTTGCTTAGACCGCTTTTCACTGTCACGAGATCCGAATCTTCTATCTTACCATGTCTTAGGAGTTTAAAGACCTAAGTACCGTAAACGGGTTCAAGGTTTTATCACCTTTCAAGTAATAAAACCTTACAAGTCTTACGTAAGACGATTCTCGAACCTCGATAAGAGATAACGATCATTGCTAAAATCCACTCTTATCCATTAACCCCGGATAAGAGTGTCCTTGGAAAGAACTGGACATCGCATTCTTTGTTTAATGAAAGAATGACCTATAAGGATCGGTAAGAAGTAAATCTCTTCACTCCTTCCGTCCATATAGCTTCAGTAGTTTCCTCCACTCACGGTTAATAACCACGGGCCTGCGAAGCAGTTTCGTAGCTCGGAGTGGGTCTACTTCTACCGGTACAACCGGATTGAAAACGTTAGGGCCCTTACTGCTACGAGTGCACTCCCAATACTCATAATCTCATCAGAGAGTATCTCCCTTCACCTGAACCTCGAAGAGTTTCTCTTCGGGTTTAGGATGATAAGACCTGTATAACTCCCAATGGCTATAAACCAAAGGAAGAGGAGGCCCGATCTCACCATAGGTATCCGACACCATTTCAATCACCCTTTTTACGGGGGGAAAGATTAGGAATTCGGCACCAGGTTGGGAGAGGACAAAAGAGTCCAACTCTGACAATACTCGAGCACGGTCCCTTAGGACTACTCGTACACTATTGTTGTACGCTTGGACTTTCATCCAGTTATACATTTCTTTCGTCGGTGATCATTTGATACCGATATAATGGCCAAAGCCATAAATGCACAAAAGGAGTATGAGCCCAATACGGTCTAGCTGGGTAAACGCAGACCAGAATCAGGTAATAGGACGCTTTCTAAAACGAAAGCCCTGATCTACTAGAGTTCTAGCCACGGTTACAACGTTCGTTGGCCCTTCGAAGTTACTTCAACGGGTTAAGAAAGGAGAAATAGGCTTATATTTGCGTCCATGCATAAAATAACACTTGGCAAATTCCGCTACAGCTCGCTGGTTAAAGGATTTTAAGGCGCTTACTTTTATACCGAGCTTCGAAAGGATCTCGAGATAAACATTGGCAACCTCATTATCCCAGATGACAACGTCGTCACCCAGAATCGCATAGGCATCGAATCTATCGTGCCTACACCGAGTAGCCGCCCAGAGAACGAGAATGTGGTGAGAGAGGGCCATTACGGCCCAACTCGAAAGCAACCCCATTGGTTGTCCCACTGAGTACCTTATTTCACGGCACTGTCCGTCCGTATCAGTATAAGTGAAGGGTCGATCAGATATGAGAGATAATCAAGCCGAGGATTGCTCCTCAGTCATGATACCTATCATAGATAGTATCTCTGATTGAATTCTCACAGGGAATCTATCCGTGCAAGAACTCATATCTATCGAATGGCACCACATATTATTTAGTGTGGCCACCCTTACACGCTCACGTTGAGCGTCCTGATCGAACGTCCCATCCATGGGTACTTCCCTTAAGATACGGAAAATATGATCATGGACAGGTTCCAACAGGGACTGCGAGAATACATCGCCAATCCCTACAACACGTGTCTTTCCGCCTTTATCGGTTAGGAAAGCCAATCGTGAGTGTAGCGGAGTCTTAATAGGCGGAGTCTCCATCCTAAATTGATCATGATTACCGAAAAGATCATAGATATCTTCGGGGTTCTTTCATGTAAAGGACTTAACAAACGTCCTTAATACATTAATGAAACCTCCTCGCAAAAGCGCGAGGTAGTCAGTCACCGAATGTCGCCATGCGCACGGCCCGTTGGGCCCTGATGCAAACGATACTTGACATCGAAATGTCAAATCTAGGAGTGGTTTTACGTTAAACCGCTTTTGGAACTCGATACAAGCTTCGGTAAGAGACTTCCCCCACTCGATTGTTCGAATGGGAAAAGTGAATTCTCCCTCATAACAATCAGAGATAGAACTAAGTTTTATCTCTGGCTTCAGCTCAATCATCCTGTAGACGCCTAAAACGGATAAAACCGCTAAGCGCGCACAAGGATCCTTCCTCCCTTTTCTCATCATCCTCTTAATAAACGGAGGAATCCGAGAATCGGGCAGTGGGTTGGCTGCTGGTGGTACCCGTAATACAAACCGGGCCACAAAGTTGACTAAGCGTTTCCACTTTGCCAAACCTTCCCTCCCATTATGGAGGACTCACATGACAGGGGTTTCCCCGAGTCATCGTTTAGCAGTCTCTGATAATCTCAGATTTCTGTCTAGGTACGAGAGTGACTTCACATGGAGTATGAGTTCTTCGATCAAAACCGCTGGGTCCTTCAAGAGGACCCCGCGAGATATAAGTGCGCTAAAACGCACACGTTCGTGACGATTAGACAACTCTACCTTCCTTCCGCTTGGAAGTCGGGTTTCGCGTCGTTTCGGACTATATATCTTAGGATATGATTTATTTAATTTCATATCAAGTTTTGTAAACTGAACTCTTGGTATTTCTCCGAGGTCACCTTGTACCCCGGCACATTCCCCAAGAGGGTTTGAAGCTGGAAGTGAGATTACGCCCGGTGAAGATGGGTGTCTTTTATCCCCAAGCTTAGCCCCGTAATAGGTTTATAGATATAGTATTCAACTACAGAGGTTTCTAGTTATGAACGATGTTCATTGGCTAGTCCTCTACAGCCTACTCAGATAGGAGGTCTTCCTATCCTTCTCCATATCATCCTACTAAAGGGATCTGCCTCCAATAAAAGAGGGGTAATCCCAGTGGGTCAAATGAACGTTTTGGTGAAATCACCGCCAAATGGCAACGAACACTCTAGATTAGGTCCAGTCCTAACCAAGGACGGCTTACGC